AGCACGTAAATCTAAGTCTGCATTTGAAACGTATGTTTCTAAAATGTTTGATTGTGTTTGAATAGTACTGTTGTCAAAATTAACTGCTGTTACACTAGTGGTTACATTCATATCACTTGTGAACATTGTACCATTTACATCAAAATTATTTGTTATTGTAAAGTCTGCATCAGGTATAAGTATTTGGCCTGTGCTACTTGCACGTAGTTCTAGATCTGTGTTGGAACTTGTAGTTGTAATGAAGTTATCATCGATTAAGATTTCTTCAAATTGTGCTGAACCTGTCACATCTAAATTTTGAGATATAGTTAAATTTGTAGTTGAAAAATTGCTGTTGATTGCAATAGGTCCTGCTGTGACCAAATCATTTGTTGATAAATTTTTAAGAGTAGTTAGGCCCGTTACTTGTAAATTATTTGTGATGTTTAAATTTTCATCTTGGAAATAAATTTTACCTGTACCACTTGCACGTAATTCAAGATTAGCATTTGAATCGTTTGTTGTAATAACATTATCAAAAATTTTCACAGTGTCAAAGTTTGCTTCACTACCATATAAGTTGCTCCATATTTTAGTAGAAGTACCTAAACTATGAACAAGTGTTGTGTTTGGCACAAGATCTTGATCAAAGTCAACGTTAAAATCTATAGTATCTGTAGTTTGATCTCCAAGTGTGTTAAGTGTTCCTCCAAAACTTAAATCACCTGTAATTCCTACATTTTTTGAAATATTCGTGCTAGAAGTCAAATTAATAGTACTACTTGCACTATCTATTTCTATATTTCCGTTTAAACTACGGATAGTATTATCTCTAAAACGGATATTTCCTGTTTCTACTTTTGTACCATCAATAACAGTAATGCTACCGTTTGTAGTTACCGTCATGCCGCCAAACGAATCTATGTCTGCTTCAGTTAAAACTAAACTTGTCTCTCCAGATTCTTGATTTACTAAAAAGTTATCTCCTACCCTAAAATTACCTAAATGATCTACTGTTTGAAAATAAATTTTTCCTGTATTAAGTTCTGTTACTTCTTGTGATTGTATGACTCTTGAAGGATCATTATCAACAAACTTGCCAACACCTATATAGGCAAAGTTATGCTGTATTAGATACATTAGTGTGTCTGAACCGTCTGCATACGCACCATAATTTCCATACACGTTTGCACTACCAATTGAACGCAATTCTGCGCCATACTTTACAGTTGAACCGTCTGAGCTTAGATGTCCTGTAGTACCATTAACTGCATACAGTCCTTTGTTAGCAAAATATGTAAATGAGTTAAGCCATTCTACTCTAACACCATTTGTCATTGTAATAGCATCTACACCTGGTGTAATAAATGTTGCACTATGGAAAAGCATACTTGCTTCATTACTAGCACTTAACACACTTGCTCCATCTATTAGTGCACCTTTACCAGCATCACCTGCCGCAAAGCCTCTTGGGTCACTTGCCGATGTAGCTGAACCTTGTGTGATTACTGTAACATTTTGTATGTAAGGAGAGCGTGTGCTTACAACTGTGTTAGGAGCAAATCTAAATGCATAACCTGTGTCATTGCCACTGTCATAGTAAAAATCTTTAATAGTAATATTTTGTACAGTGCTTTCACCATTAAGATGGAAAACATCTTTTGATTGATCTGCACTTGAAGGACGTATAATTGTATTACGCATGTCTTCGCCTTTAATAGTAACATTTGAAGGCACAACCAAAGGCAGTTCTTCTTCATATCCTCCTGGCATTACATGTATAGTTACTGGTCCGCTTGAGCTAGCGTCTGCTTGGTCGAGAGCATGTTTTAGTGTTTTAAAAGGACCATTAGGATGATCACCAACATTTGTGTCGTCACCGTTTTGTGCTACCCAAAATATGTTCCCTTGTCTTAACGCATGAAATGTAGTGCCAACACTTATACTATCTGTTGTGACCCCTTCACCATTTAAAAAATTTGAATATAAATATGACCATTGTTTTGTGGGTGAACCTAGTCTATAGGTTTGATTTTGATCTGGGATAACATTGCTTGCAATTTCTGCTCCAAGTACTATATCATCTGTGTTGCCATCACCAAAAGTCAAACTACCATTAGCAGTGATATTGCCAGTAGCATGAACATTACCATAGACATTTACATTTGCTAAACTTTCTAATGTAGGTAAACTTGCTTCAATTGCTGCTACACTGCGGTCGTATGTACTGCCTGATGTAGTAATTCCTCTAGCTACACTAAGGAACGCCATAACATCGTCAATGTCAATACCACCACTTTCGTTTATATCTCCTCTTTGAAATCCGCTTGGTAAAACTACTTCCCAAAATGCTTTGTAAGTGTGAGATCCACCTGATGACGCCGCTGTAAGTCCGGCAAGCAATTCTGTCGTATACGGATCACCGTTAACTAGTTGATAATCTCTCCAAGGACGTAAATCAAGATTAGAATTTGTGTTATACGTAGATATTTTATTATCATTTATCTGCATTTCAGTATTACGCAGTGTTGATACATTTATCACACTATTAGAAGAAAAAGTAATATCTCCTGTGCTAATATCTATATGGTTATTAGATATAGAGAAATTGGCAATATTAGCTGTAGTGTTTAGTAAGTTTGTTGTGCGACCATTATCTGTAATATTAAGCTCTGTTAATGGTGCGTTTCTATTGATGCCTATCTTTCCTGTATTGACATCAATATACAATAGTTGCGTGGTGTCAAGATCATTACGAAACGCAAGATCTATACCATTTCTTTCAAGGTTTGCTGTTAATAGTGGACCGGATATTCTACCTACTTGTGCCAATTTTTATCTCCTGACACAGTATTTATTGCTTTATTTGTCGAAGTTGTGTAGTACTGTAATTGGTTTGCCAAGATCTGGTGCTGATGTAAATTTTACATACCATCCAGGTAGATATGTAATTATACGTCCAGAATTTGCTGTATAGTTTGCTGGAACACCTGTTGAAGTATCTACTGCTAATTCTAATTGATTAGCTGCTGGTGCACTTATAACACCATGAACTCCCGGACTAGTAGAATCATCTGTGTTTAAGAATTCTATGTTATCATCAGGATCAGTTTCGACACCTTCTATATAGACTGAGTCACCTCCTGTAAGTCCATGAGATCCATCTGTCTGTATAGTTGTTGTAGTTCCAACACTTATAATGCTTGTTATAGTCAATGTTGTACCAGGATTTTGTTCTAATACATAGTTAGTTCCTGAAATTTGAAAAACGTTTTCTACAAATACTAAAATATTTTGTGCAGCTACTGGAACAGGAAAATCTACATCTTGGCTATCTAATGGTCCAAAATATAGTTCACTAGCATCACCGTTACCAAGATTTTGTTGAATTATACCTGGATCTTGATTAGGTTCTTTGAATCGCAATTCTCTCCAAGCACCGTTTTGGTATGCTTCAAATTGTTCATCGTCTGTGTTGTATCTAATATGTCCATTAACAGGTGTAGTAGGTCGTTGAGCTGTTGTGCCTTTAGCTACTAACATTACATTTGTAGTGTCAATAATGACTTGGTCATTGACATCATACTTAACACCTTTGCCTGTGATGTTACGTAAGTTGGTATTTTGTGCTTTGATAAGGCGCATTATACCTCCAAGTAACTTACTGTAGCTGATAAGTTTGTGTTGCCGCTGCCTGCATCAGGAGATGCTACGAAGGATAATTTATCACCTCCGCCCAACACAATTTTTTCACTGTCAAACGTAAATGTTTCGCCTGCTGGTAAAGTAAGTCCATTTATAACTCTTGTTACAGAGTTGTCTAATGGATTTCCACTAGGAATAAAGTGTAAATCAAAACTTGCATCATTTGATGCATTTTGATTGCAAACCATTATATTTGTAATAGCATATCTTTCACTAGCCGGTACAGTTACTATGTCTAATTGTGTTGTTGTTAGTTGTGCGTTTACTATTGCCATTTTCTTTCCTTAAAATAACATGCTATATAATAGCGATCTGTTATTACTTATTAATTCATCATTTGTGTTAGTACTATTTACAAAAAATAGTCCTGTTCCGCCAGTATCTTCGGTATTAACATATAATTTTAATCTATCTGGTGCTGATGTAGGTGTACTAATTGTATTTTCTATACTAAACAAATCTCTTGCTACAATTTCTCCTGCGCCTGTACCTTCTAAGAACAAATTATTAGAACTATTTATAGGACGAATTGTAGTGCCGTCTATTTGTATATCACCTATTTCAATCGTATCATTTTTTACGCTTAATTTAATAACATTGTCTATTCCAATTTCTACAGCACTAGCAGATCCAGTAACTTCAAAATCTTTAGCTTCAACAAATGTCTTTGTAGTAGTTCCTTCTTCAATCCTGTCTTGGAAAACACTACCTAAACTGAATGCAATATAATCAACAACTGCTTTTGCATTAGGTATATTGTCGTCATCTATAGCACCGCCAGTAATTACACCACCTGCATATTGAAATATCTGTTCTTCATAATCACTTGTACCAGTTACACTGAGAACACCACTTCCTATATCAAAGAAAAAGTTTGTTCCTGTTCCAACTACTCCAGGTATTTTTATAGGAGTAAAATCTGTGCCTGTTCCAGTAATACTAGTCCAAACTCCAGATCCTGAGTCACCACCCATAGTATAATTTATTTGGTCGTCCCAAATCCATCTACCTACAGCCAAAGAACCTCTGTCAATTTCAATACCGGCTTTGTAATTGTTGCTTGCACTTATTCCTGATCCTAGTTCTCCTTCATTTAAAGTAAGAATGTTATCTGAAATAGTTGTGTTTACAGATTTTACAGTAGTTGTTGTGCCTTTTACTTCTAAATCGCCAGTGACTATAGTAGTACCGGTCTCTACACCTGTATCAAGTGTAATGGTACCACCGCTTTGTACAGTAACTTTGTAATTTCCGTTTTCAACTTTTAGTACTTTTGACATTTATAAATTCCTAATTAATGTAGGAGCATTACACTCCTACATTTAATATTTTTAAGACTGCCTCGGTAGTGCAACACTTAGTGATGCATTAGGATGTCCTGCTATTTCTCTAGCACTTGCATCGAAACCAATCTCGTAAATGACATTATCTTCAGTTGCTCCGCCTTCTAGTTGAACAGTTCTGTTGCGTAGTTTTGTAACTTGATAAGTGGTTGAGTCTGAACCAACAGCATCAATTTTAAATTCACCTGCAGCCAAAGCACCGTTTGCTTTGTTAACTAGTGTTAACACTTCATCACTTGCATGAGTTCTTGGTGAAAAAGCTCCGCCACCGTCATTGTTAGAATCTAGTCTTACAACAAATTTGTTATTGCCTGCTTGACGAACAATGTGAGCAGCTGTAGTCGCTTCTGAACCGCCAGTAAAAAAATGACGGGTTACTTTGATTCGGCCTGTACCAAATCCGATTTTGTCTTTGTTTATAGGTCTTCCCATTTGTTTTCTCCTTTATAAGAGCCTGATGCGGGTTCTATCCGCTACGCAGTTGGTTTTCTGCATAAGTCCGCCTTGCGGCACACTATCTGACACATGTATTTATCAATGTTAATATAATAGATAAAAAAGTCATTAAAAAAGGGCGACATAAAGCCGCCCTTTTAAAGTTTTTATAATTGCTAATCTTAGCTGAAGCTTAGGTTTGCAGCTGTTACTTCTACTTTTTCTAAGTAGTCAGCAGCATTACCAAGCGATGAAGCTGTGTTCGATAACTCAACATATCCGTAACGAGTCATGAAACTCACAACTGGTTCGAAAGATGTTGGGTCTAGAACAACGCCACTGCTCATTAATGGAATGTATGGGCAGTAAAACGCTGCAGCGTCTGATTCACTTGAACCTTTGTAACCAACTAGAACATCGTCGTCAGCAGCATATGTGTTGACGTAGATCTTCATTGCGTTGTTTAGTGTTCCAACCATTTTAGTATTAGTTGGAGCTTCAAACGCACCTTCAGTTGTTCTTGCAAACGCTGAAGTTGTAGCTGATTGTAGTACAGTTAAAATTGCAGGAGATACAACAGCCCAGTTACCTGCGCCTCTTCTTGTTCTCTGTGCAATTCTGTTTGCCGCTCTGTTGATTAGAACTGCTAATGCAGCATGTTCGTCACCAACAAAAGTAGCTGTACCTGAAACAGCAGCCTGATCAAAAGTATCAGTTCCTGTTCCTGCTAGAGTTGATAAAGATCCTAGAACTTCTTGGTCGATTTCAGCAGTAATTTCTTGTGCTAAAGCAGCCATAATTTCTGCTTCAACGTCGATACCGTGCTGTGACTGAGCGTCCTGAGCAGATTCAAAAGTCCAGCGAGCTGATAGCTTTCTGGTTTTTGCTTCTACTGTTTGCTTTAAGATCTGAATTGATAGTCTGTTTCCAGCACTACCTTCAAGTGCAGCAGTAGCATCAGCTTTACCTGATGTAGCGTTACCTGAATATGCTTCAGCAATCTTAAATGGTGAAAGTGCTTCTTCTCCAGCTACAGCACCGCTTGCGCCTGTGCCTACTGTGTCTGAGTAGCGTACTCTCAATGTGTGGATTTGGCCCACTGGTCCAGTCATAGGCTGAACACCAACTAGTTCATTTGCAATCACTGTTGGCATTACACGTCTGATGACGGGTAAAATAACTCTGTTAAGAGTTGCAACATTACCGGCAGAAGTTGCACCAGCTGTAGCAGTCTCTGCCAAATACGATCTCGTATTTTCTAGAGTGGTTGCCATCACCTGTTTCTTTGTGCCTTGAAGGCCTTCAAGAAGTGCAGTTTTTGTATCCTGCCAGCGACTTTCTAATAGTTCTGACATTTGGTTTCTCCTTAATTTAATCCAGCAAGTCTACGTAAATCAATTACGTTGCTACTTGCTTTGTCACTAACGTTAGTTTCTTCTCTATTGCCTGTTACTTCTTTGCCTTCTGTGAGTTGTGCCTTCTTAGCTGGAGTTTTACCGTCTATTACTGCCGGTAGGTACTTATCAAACGCCGATTGCAACTTAGGTGTTTGAACGCTTTCCAGTAAATCTATCATGATGTCTTTTTGGCCTTTTGATAAAGGTGCAATCAAGTCATCAATTCTTTGTTTTCTTTGTGACGCTTCGTTAATCTTCTTGATTTCAGCTTCTTTGCTTTCAACCAATTTAGATGTTTCGATTGTTTTAACTTTTGCTTCTGCTAATTGCTTGTCTTTTAGCTCAACAACTTTCAGTAACTTCGAAGTTTCTGATTTTTCATTGAGATAAGATCCAGCATACTCAGATGCAAATGCTTCAAACAATTTACGTCCAAAGTCATTTTTACGTGCTGCTTCAATGTCTTCTTTAAGCTGACCAATTTCTCTGTTAAGAACTTTGTCAGTAATTTTAGACACTTTTTCAGCACTCTTTTCAACAAATTGTGTTTTAAGTTTGTTGAAGTGTTCCTTACCTTCACGAATTAATCTTACTTTCGTTTCAGCAAGGTCTTTTTTGTCTTCGTTGAACTCTGCAATTTCTTTTGCAAGTGATTCCACGATGAAATCTTCAAGCATTTTGAACTTGTCAGCCATTGATTTCTGGTCTTCATGTAACTCACCAACTTCTTTTGAAAGTTGATTTACTACAAAAGTTTTTAATAGTCCTGCGTTTTCACGCATTGCTATAGCATATTTTGCTTTCGCTTCTGCTAGTTGCTTACGATCTTCGGCAAATTCCGCTATTTCTGAAGCAAGACGTTCTCCTACCATAGAGTCAATAGCCTCTACCATAGTGTTTTTGTCATGTTCATACTTTTGAGCGAACTCTTCACGAAGTTCAGCAGTTACCTGTTGACGGTTTTCTTTGACTTTCTTGTTCCAAGCCTCTTCAATTTCGTGGCGCACTTCTTCAGAAACTACATCATTTTCAAAGAGTGTTTTTAGTGCATCCAACATTACTTTTCTCCTTTTATTGGAGTCGGTTGATGATATTCACCAACGATTCCCTTAGATACTTTTGTGCCTTTGTGTCTTCTTTTGTTGCCTGTGCAAGTTCGTAAGCCTTATAGCCACCTCTGGCATTCATCAAATGCTCGTAGATTGGCGTTGGATACGCCCCCGGAGCACTTGGTTGTGCAACAACGTCAACAGTTATGATTTCAAAATCACTGACTTCGCCGCTACCATCTTCTTTAACGTTACCAGAACCTCTTGACGAGACACCTAGTTTAACTCCGCTTTCCAGCATTGTTTTAACTAGTTGTCCCATCGGTGTTGGTAAAATTTTCATTTTTCCATAACCATTTGGACCATCCATCCACATTTCGGTAATCATGTGACTGACCCTGTCCAGGTTAATATTAAGACCTTCAGGATGATCAACTTCACCAAGAACACTGTATCCTCCGCTTACCTGATCATTGAGAGTTTTGACAGCCCTGCCAATTTCATTTACAGGATATACACGCTGGTTTGCATTACGCACACCACCTTGTATGCAAATACCCTTCATAAAAAGGTCTTTACCCTCATTGGCATTCTCAACCACCATCTGTGCTTGGTCGAATGTCAGGTGCTCTCTTAAGTAGTTGCCCATCATTTAGTCCTTAGCTACCGATTGTCGATTTTTTATCGGGAGCCGCATCGCCTTGGCTTTTCTTCTCAGCGCCGTGGCCTTTTGGCATGTTTGACATTGACTTAGATGCTTTACCACCCGGAACGTTTACATTACCTGCATTTTCTTCTTTAGGTGCAGATGCTTTCATTCCTTTTTCGTCTCCGCCTTGTGCCAAGTTAGAAGCAGTGCCGCCCATGTCGTTTTTACCAGCTACGATTGACTTGGTGTTTGCACCATTGTCACCCATTTTTGGTGTTACTTTTTCAACATATTCACGCATCTGCTCTGCTGCAGACAGTTCAGTAGCTTCTTCAGTGTCTTCGTCATCTGCTTCGTCTACTTCTTCGTCTGAACCTTCGTATGCTACAGATT